AAAAAGAACGGGCAAATGACGTTGGAAAACTCCTCGTATTTCCCTCTTTTTTTGTAGATGTAACCCACTTCGTCATCCACTCCTTCGTAAATCTCCTGCCGGATACCGGCTGGCTGGTCTGTCACCATGTAGTGCGAGACTTTGCCTCCGAATTCCTTAATGAATAGACTAGCCACGTAAATGCGATCAGAACGGTTAATGCCATAGAAAAGGTCACCAGTGCGTATCGCCCTTTGGTAAAGATCATAGTTTTCGATTCCGAATTGCTGCCGCATCTCCCTGACCGAGCAATCGATCAGCGCCTTCTCTGCGATGGGCACGTTCCACCCGTAATAGTTTTCGTTGTTTCGATCGGCGCCAGCTATATAGCTTTCCAGTTGATCGGCCCTGAAAGAGTGAAGGACAGCGCACATCTCCAAGTCCTCGACATTGGCTTTTGTTTCCTGTGGGACGAGAACCTTTCTGGCTTTGGTCGCTTCGGAGTGCCAGGAGATCCCGTGCGGCCAGAAGAGCGGGCCGCAGCCGTTGACCACGAACTGCCACTGGTGCAGCTGGATGTTCTGGTCGAACCCGACCCATGCGGAAAGGGTTTCGTGGTATTCTTCCGAAATGATGTTACTCCACTCGGCGATCTTGGCTGGGTCCATGCCGGGGGTGCCGAATGTGATTTTGGCAAACTGCGGGACTTCGAATACCAGGTCGTAGTAAGGCGTCTTGGCGGCTTCCACCATCCCTTCGCCCTCGCGCAGATTAAAGTTGGCGCGATGCGACTGGCCGATGTCCTGGAGTTTTTTCCCGGGCCACGGCGGGTTCCCGTCAAGGAGGCCCATGATCTTGGTGTAACGATACATCCGGGTTTGATCCTCGTATTTGAGCCGTTCGATCAGTTGCCGTGCGTTCCCGGCGTGGCCAATGCGTGAGGTGGGGCGATCCCCTGAAATGGGATCGAGAGTCGAAAGGCGTTGAGCGATCATGTGCCGTTGAATCCTTCTGGAGTTATGATTGAACTTTTCTCTGACTCCAGCGGAAACCGGCGTTTGCGCTGTTCTTCTTCACAAATTGCCTGGCTGACAAGGCGCATCAATTGCCTCACGTTATTAGCCTTGATGCCTTTGTGGCGTTCGCCCTGGACATCGTAAATTGCGGCGCCGTAGCCGCGATCCGTGTCAAAGCCGATATCGACCCGGAACATGAGGATTGGATTAGCCACGGTAGTTAGGGCCCGTCTTGTTGAGCCAGCAGAAGTCCGGATACTGTTCTTGCACCCGGGCGTTCTCTGTGTCAAGGGTTGAGAGCGGAAAATGCACCTTGGCTCTCAGGAAACATTTACATACCGCGCAGGTTCTAAGCACGGAATCGTAGTGCGACTTTTTGTTCCCCGTGATCTCCTGGACTGCTTTAGAGCAGCCAGCGCAACCGCTGACATTCACATTGAGATAGCACCGGGCACAGACAAGTGCTCGACGATCCGCTTCACGCTGGCTGACGTATTTAGCGCCTTGCGCGATCCAGCGGGCGAAAGTCTTCACCCCGCCGGTCACATCATCGAAAGTGAGGGACGTTGATGGACGCGGCCTACCAGGATCAGGGTAATTGCAGAATCCCGGAGGCAGCGTTGAGCATAATTGATTCTGCATATCAGCTTCAAGCGTGGCTGGAATTTCTCGATTATTTGCGTGAAGGTGAGCCTTCTGCACGGCTATCCAGTCGACATAAGTCCAGGCGTGAGCTACAAACCCGTCTGCGGGATCGACGTAACGGTAACCATCCGGTGGACAATTCCCCCACTGGTTAATCAGCTGCAAAAGTGTATTGGCTTTCAAGGCTCCTTTCTTTCTGGAACTTCGACCAGCTGGTCTTGTAATGGTTCATATCGAGCGGGTCACTCTTTGTCAGGCGCAAAGAAGCTCGCCGGTAGAATAACTCTGCCATGATGACTGCGTTATCGGCCAGGTCCGGGCTTTTCCTGGTCCTCTCCTTCATCTTGGCTTTTGTTTCGATCGAGATATATGGCCCCTTGATTTCATACCATCTCCGGCAAAATTCGGTTGCGGTTTCCGTGTCCAGGCTCTTTATTTGCTCATTCTGGACAAGCAACCTGAAGAAGAACCAGAGCTCGGTGACGCGCCGGTCGTATTCCTGGTCAGCGCGTTTCGGATTTGTCTGAGAGACGGGATGTTTGGACGGGCGGCCACCGAACTCGACACAGAGAATTTCTGGATGCCATTCGCGCTGAAATATGCTGGCAAGGCCGCCGCCTTCGCCCGTGGAATCCAGAGCGAACATGTAGGGTGGGACACCGCGTTTCGTGCATTCTTCTCTTACCTGACGCACGATCTGGTAGTGCCTGGGGTCGTCCTCACTCTGGACGGTCTGAATGAACACGATGTCGCCCAGGCCAAGGATCTTTTTCCCTCCGGCATTCCCACATTTGCCAAAGCGCAGGACACAACGGTCGCCGCCCTCAAAAGCTGGGTCCAACGCTGCGCCCAGAGTGAAATCAATGTCGAAAACCGGTGGATCACTCGCCCGGGCCTTTGTGATCATGGGCATGGTAAGGACCGTCTTCTGAACACCCTCCGGACTCCAGAATCCGCGCCGCTGCTGCCAGAACTGGGGTGAATCCGCCCCGTAAATTTCCATGGTCGTCTCGATATCCTTTTGACTGAGCATCCCGGGATAGATCTGTTTCCCAGCGATGACATTCGGGCTTTTGAGTCCGTCCATGTGCAGACAGACGCCACGCTTGGTTTCCCAGCGCTCACTGTCCACGCTCACCGAGTCCCAGCCGTTTTTGGGTTCGCACATCCGCCCGTGCGGGTCCAGGTGATCGTAAGCGTTCCCTAACCCAATAAACTGGAACTTTCGTGACCCGGATTCCAGGTTCACGCAGCTTTCCACGATCGCTTCGGGCGTATACGGCATCTCGTCCACAGCAATAATCATGTTCGGCGCGTGAAACCCGATAATTTTACCGATCGCCTTGTCAATCTCGCCTTTGTCAGTCGCAATTCCGAAAATCCCGGCGTCATCCATCCCTTTTTCGAACTGAATGCAATTGCGTGACTGGATCATGTTCCCAAACGCCTGTTGAAGTCTGTAAAACTTCGAAATCTCCTTCCAGATCCTTCGCCTAAGCCCGTCCAGCGTTGAACTTGTGCAGATTCCTACCGTATTCTTGGGATTAGAATACCAGCACACCATCATATACATCGCAGTGCATGTCGTCTTCCAGGACGCCCCTGGTCCAGTCACCGTAACCCAGTCATGCTCGCAAAACTCCTGGATTAACCATTCACTCCAGTCGTTCCAGATGAAAGTGTTGGGCGCGTTACGGTTCCAAATCCAGTCAATCGCGTTGTGACAATGCGCAAACCGCCCCAGGTTCTCCGGCGTCTCATTGGCAAAACAGAAAAGCTCGATCGATCCACGGTCCGTCCCGTCAGGAAAGTCCTTCCCATACATCTGGATCATGTTATAGTGCTCCAGTGGCTCCGTTCCAGCAGTGGCACAAGCTGAGTGATAAGAATCTCACGGACAGGACGGCGAACTGCCGCGTCTGCGGCCCGGTTAAAATCAAGAGCTGCGGGCTTAACAATCAGGGCAAGAGACGCTGGAAATGCCGCACCATCTTCAAGAAATACTCCAAGAGGCGCTCTGCCAGCGCTAAATACCGGAGACACCTCAAAGCATTCTGCGAATCCTGTGGGTTCGTCCCGGTCAATCATTGCCAGCTGGATATTCATCACAAAAACGGCAACCACAAAGATAATTCCCCCGAAAATCTCCAGACTCTCTGCGCTAACTGCCACCGACTCGTTTAAGCGCCCTCTGGCGACGTTTCTTCCGCGCCTCCCTGGCCGCCAGGATAACCTTGCAACGCTTGCAAAGTTCTTCGTCTGCGATGTCCTGGGACACCGGCCTCGTCTGCGGTTTGTCCAGGGACAGATTCCCTTCCTGATAGAGTTGGTTTAACCATCCAGTCATATTTCCCTCCCCTGAGTTTTAGGTGAAAAATCTCCGAAGGGGTCTTGGGTGGGGGTGTGGGGAGGGGGCGCGGCTGCCGGGTGGCTACCGGGGCTACGGTCAGGGATGGTTAAAGAATGCTTTTTTGCTGGCTGTCCAGCTGGACTGCTCATCGATCCTCCGAGCGCTCGGGCCCGGCTGGATCGGCGCCGAGCTCGACGTCGGCCAGCAGCTCGGGCGCTTGATCTACGCCTCGTGGATCGATGGGGCCAGGTATCGATCCGGCACTGTCGGGCACCGGCACTGATCCGATCAGGATACCGACGGCCAAGAGCGCCGGGCGCGACTCAGCGGGCCAGAGTGAGGTGTGTATTGCGGCGACATCCCGAACACGCTTTGCCTTGCCGAGCCGATCATTGCCTCTGAGCGCTTCTTCGCTCGCCTCTGCGACGAACTGGCCGAGCGCTGCTGTTGAGCGTTGTTTGT